TTTGGATACTCTATTTTGGGCATACATTTTTTGATCAATACCAAAGATACTAATGAAATTTATGCGAATAGCATTGATGGAAAATTTATCGAACAAGTTTATGAAAAATTAACTCCTTTCAATATCCAATCAGGATGTTTTGATTTAATTAGTTCTGACTCGATTAAGAGACCAGTTTTGGATTTGCACAAGAAGTCTGTCTTTCGTTATATTAATGATGGAAGTGCAGAGATTTATGGATCTTTTGCAGATTTTCGTGGTAAGACCAAGTCTAGAGTCACAGATACACCAATGAGTAGAAAATTACCTGTAGAATATAAGAAAAAATATACGACACCTGAAATGACTTCTTACGAACCTTGGAGAATAGCAACACTTGACATATTGCAACTAGGTAAAATGCACTCATCCATACTAAACGATTGTGAAGAAGAGTATATACAATATGTTAATAAGAGGATTAATCCAGATAATATTCGGAAAATTTTGATGGTGTTGGATGATTTTACAGCGTTAAATGGAGCACGAGTGGCTTATATAGATAAAATTAATAGATCAACTAGTGCTGGAAATCCATGGAAGAAATCGAAAAAGTTTTTCCTAAAATCTATACCACCTGCTCATGGTATGCAAGATCCTGTGGAAATTAGTGATAAAGAAATGAGTGCAAGAATAGATCTTATCATTGAAACGTATCTTTCAGGCTCAAGATGTAATCCGAATTTCTGTGCCCATCTTAAAGATGAACCAGTCACTTTTAGTAAATCTAAGGCGAAGAAAACCAGAGTGTTTACAGGAGCACCATTCGATTGGTGTGTAGTAGTACGAAAATATTTATTATCTTTTTGCAGATTGTTGCAGAATGAGCGATTTGCTTTTGAGGCTGCACCTGGTACAGTTGCTCAATCACTTGAATGGCAGGAAATATATGACTATATTATCCAACATGGTGTAGACAGGATTGTTGCGGGTGATTACAAAGCCTATGATAAAAAGATGAGTCCTAAGGAAATATTAGCTGCTTTTGATGTTATCATTCATTTTTGCAGATTATCTGGAAATTATACTGTAGATGATATCAAGGTAATTCAGGGTATAGCTGAAGATACAGCTTTTGCTGTGGTTGATTTCAATGGTGATCTGATTCAGTTGTTTGGATCAAACCCATCAGGGAATCCATTAACAGTTATTTTAAATAGCATAGTCAATTCATTAAGAATGAGGTACAATTATTTCCTTCAAAATCCAAAATCAGAAGTTTTGTCTTTTGGTGACAAAGTTGCGTTGATGACATATGGGGATGACAATATTATGTCGGTACACAAAGAGTGCAATTGGTTCAACCATACGTCTATTGCTAAAACATTTGCAGATATAGGTATTGTGTATACTATGGCAGATAAAGAAGCAGAGAGTGTACCTTTCATACATATTGATGATGCATCGTTTTTAAAGCGTACATGGCG